TCCGCTCGTGGCAAGGAACTGCCGGTTGTTTTGAAAACGGCATTAGAGAAACAGGCACAAGCAGTGTGATCTTAAATGACCAAGGTGGCAATCGGATGGATATCACGGAAGATGTCACTTGCACTCTTCGAGCAGAGGCACATCATCCACCTTGTGTTATGGATGCAGTCGTTTTTGATAATCACGGAAGAGATACTCGTTTTACGGGACCGATTGATGTTGCACCGACAATATCAGCCACTTATGGAACAGGAGGTAATAATCAGCCTTTTGTAGTGGGTGACACACCGAAAACTCTCAAAATTCGATCTGGCTGTGAAGGCGGCGGTAAAGGTGCACTTATCCAGAATAATAAATCAGCAACGCTATCCTGCAACAATGACCAGACGTTATTTGTTCCGAAAGCCTATGGTATCTGTTCTAAAGAAAGCAATGCCATGAAATCATCCAATCCTCATAGCGGAGTATATGAGGCCGATACTTCACGAACCATTGATGGAAATGGAGGAAACCCTACCTGCAATCAAGGTGGTATTGCTATTGTAGAAAGCTATGCTCTGCAAGGCTCTATGATAGGCAGAAAAGATAAGAACGGTCCACAAGGTGACGGGGTTAATGAAAATATAAGTTTTACATTAAATACTGTAGATAAGCATGCTGTTGTTTTCGCTATTGATAGAGAATCTTTCAACTGTGGTCAAAATTATGCCAGAAATCTTGGGATTACAGATGATGGGATATCATCAACACTAAACGCACAGGGGCCTAGTGCTGTGGCAACTCCTACTTATTCTTCAAGCAAGGCATCGTTTTTTACTACCGCTGAAGAAGAACTAGCAAATACTCTGGTTGCTACTGACTATAAAGACCCTCCGCTTATAAATGATACAGACGGCACCCTATACACGGTCAGAAGATTAACTCCGACCGAATGTGCAAGGCTTCAAGGTTTCCCGGATTGGTGGTGCAGTGATCTTGCGACAGAAAATCCAACAATGGATGACTTACGCATTTGGTATGAAATATTCGAAACCCATCGCAAGGTTACAGGAAGATCATCTAAAGCTAAGACCTTAAAGCAGATATCTAAGTGGCTTAAAAATCCACATTCAGATTCTGCAGAATATAAGATGTGGGGCAACGGAGTGGCACTTCCATGTGTATATTTTGTTTTGTCAGGCATTGTGTTGTTTTCACAGAATACCGCCGACTAATCACTAAATCTTTTCTACAGATAATGCTCTAAATGACTTGCTATTTACAGCGTTCAGAGTGATATATGTAGTACCGAAAAATGAAAGGCGGTATGAAAAATGAAGATAAATTATAATGTTACCGGTCCAAAACGAAAAGCACTGGTCGGAGCAATCAGCCTGGAACTAAATGCTCCGACAACATACCTCGGCGCACCTACCTTTGCATATGAGGTAGGTGGCTACCACATCGACAAGAATGGAATGCTCGAGGGCGAGGACAATTACGGCTTGGTTGCAGACCTACAAGGGCTGCATGACTTCAAAGCGATTACAGAATAATATGACACTCCAATCCCGGAACCAGAACTGGTGCCGGTGGATATTCAAATTCCTTACGAGGCGGCTCTTGGCGGCGAGGTCAGCCCTTACTGCGATTGCGAAGAGCCACCTGCATATGCAGAACCTGAGCAAAGTGACGAGGTTGAAACTAACCGATTGACCATCGAACTGCCAAAGACAGATTTTAACGATGTGGCTCTTGAAAATCTCAAGCGGTTGGTAGAAAGCAAAGCGTCTTTAATAAAAAAGGCTATAGGAACTGATTGCATCCCTATAATAACAACCGAAGAAACTATCAGTTTCCCTTGGTTTCGAGGGGCGCTTACTTCGGATGCGGTCAAAGCATACACCCATTTTGTAACAGCACTATGTGAGACGGCAAAAACTCAGCAGAGAGTCAATGCTACCGAAAAACAAGTAGAAAATGAAAAGTACACTTTTCGCTGTTTCCTAATCCGACTCGGTTTCGTAGGCTCAGAATACAAAGCGGAACGCAAAATACTGCTGAAAAACTTATCCGGCAACAGTGCCTTTAAAAATGGTGCTACTACTAAAGCTGAGGAGGTAATGACTGATGAATAACTTTCCTTCAAGAGAAACTGTGGAACGCATCCGCAAGCAATATCCAGTGGGGTGCCGGGTAGAACTTATCAGTATGAGCGATCCTTATTCCAAACTTCAATCTGGTGATAAGGGATTTATATCCTTCATCGATGATACTGGCACTATTTTTGTAAATTGGGATAATGGTGAAGGTCTTGGAGTTGTTTTTGGAGAGGATGTTTGCAGGATCATTAAGGAGACAAACGATGGACACTAAAATAAAGGAACAGATACTTGCCATTCGAGACACAGGCGAAACGAATATGTTTGATGTGAGGAAGGTGCAGGAAATTGCTCTGCGAGAAGGGTTTAATGAGCTACTTACCTACCTTTCGGATAGCACCGGTGCCTATGCCCGTTTCATTCTGACTGGAGAAGAGGAATAAATAACTAAATACCAATAAGAGAACAGTGCCGAAAAAGGCTCTGTTTCTCGTACAGATAGATTTGAAGGCTTGCATGATGCGGGTCTATTTTTATGTGCAAAAGGAGGCGGCGGATATACGAAAACTCAAGAAATACACACCAACAATATTTAAAGCGGATGATTCGGTCTACGATAAGTCCACCGCTGATTATGCCGTAGCCTTTATAGAGGCTCTCTCCCATACCAAAGGCACATGGGCAGGTAAGCCATTTGAACTTATCGACTGGCAAGAGAGGATTATCCGTGATGTGTTTGGAATTTTAAAGCCGAACGGCTATCGGCAGTTCAATACTGCCTATGTAGAAATACCTAAAAAGATGGGAAAAAGTGAGCTTGCGGCGGCTGTTGCCCTGTTGCTCACCTGCGGAGATAACGAGGAACGTGCCGAGGTTTATGGCTGTGCTGCAGACCGAAACCAGGCATCTATCGTTTTTAATGTTGCGGCAGATATGGTGCGGATGTGTCCTGCTTTAGCAAAACGAGTGAAAATCCTTGACTCAACAAAGCGACTCATCTATCAACCGACGGGCAGCATTTATCAAGTGCTGTCAGCCGATGTCAGCAACAAGCATGGTTTCAACACTCACGGAGTGGTGTTTGACGAACTACACACTCAACCGAACAGAAAACTCTTTGATGTTATGACCAAAGGCAGTGGAGATGCAAGAATGCAGCCACTGTATTTTCTTATAACCACTGCCGGGGACAATCAGAATAGTATCTGCTGGGAAGTACATCAGAAGGCTTTGGATATCATAGATGGAAGAAAAAATGATCCTACCTTTTATCCTGTAATATATGGTGCTGCTTTAGAGGATGACTGGACTGATCCAAAGGTGTGGAAAAAAGCGAATCCCTCGCTGGGAATCACGGTCAGCATGGATAAAGTTAAAGCGGCCTTTGAGTCAGCAAGACAGAATCCTGCCGAAGAGAACAGTTTTAGGCAACTTAGGCTCAATCAATGGGTTAAACAGGCAATACGCTGGATGCCTATGGAAAAATGGGATGCCTGTGCATTTGCTGTTAACCCGGAATCACTGCATGGGCGAGTCTGCTACGGAGGACTTGACCTATCGAGCAGTACGGATATCACGGCTTTCGTGCTGGTCTTTCCCCCATTGGATGAGGACGACAAATACTCTGTTATGCCTTTCTTTTGGATACCGGAGGACAACATCGATTTGCGTGTACGGCGTGACCATGTAAATTATGATGTATGGGAAAAGCAAGGGTTTCTTAAAACCACGGAAGGCAATGTGGTGCATTACAGCTTCATTGAAGCCTTTATTGAAGAGCTTGGAACAAAATATAACATTAGAGAAATAGCCTTCGACCGATGGGGTGCTGTGCAAATGACGCAGAATCTTGAAAACCTTGGTTTCACTGTAGTTCCGTTCGGCCAAGGTTTTAAAGATATGTCTCCGCCGACCAAAGAACTGATGAAACTAACCTTGGAACAAAAGATTGCCCACGGTGGGCATCCAATTCTTCGTTGGATGATGGATAACATCTATATAAGAACTGATCCTGCTGGTAATATCAAGGCAGACAAGGAAAAATCAACTGAGAAAATTGACGGTGCCGTAGCAACTATTATGGCACTCGACCGTGCAATTCGTTGTGGCGGAGGTACGGGTTCTTCTGTTTATGATGAAAGGGGTTTATTAATATTTTGATTTGCAGCCATCCTTTGATTCTTTAAAATCATACGCCGGCTGCACTTTTCCATGCTATAATTAAGGAAAGGTGGAGGTGTAAAAGATGGAAAAAGAACATAGGAGCATTGAAAAAATTAATGATGATATAAAATCTGCGGGTCAGTCCTTTTTAGGATTAAACATGGCTGATTTGTTAACAAGGATTAAAGAACTTGATGATAAGATACTAAAAAGCACGTTAATAGATGAATACCATTCAAACCAACACGGGTATTACGATAAAGACACAGGTGGCACAAGAACAAGGGTGAATTCAGCTATCCGAATTATAAAATCAGAAAAAGTAGTATACGCTATGGAGCAAATAGACGGATCGGACCCAAGAGTTCTACCGGAAGCAGTTGCTAAAGCAAAAGAAACAGTAGCAAAAATTAAGACGGGAGAACTAAAGCTGCCTAATCTTAATTAATAAGACACATAAGAGCATCTATTGCTGAATAGGTGCTTTTTTCTTGCCCATTTTTAAGGAGAGTGATGTCAATGGGAATATTACAAGGAATATTTAAGGCTCGTGATAAGCCTAAGGATAGTCTGAGTGGCAGCCGTTACAGTTTCTTTTTCGGAGGAACTACTGCCGGAAAACCTGTCAATGAACATACGGCAATGCAGATGACGGCGGTCTACTCATGCGTGAGAGTACTGGCTGAAACATTAGCCGGACTACCGCTTCATGTTTATAAATACAACGATAGTGGAGGAAAAGAGAAACATCTACAACACCCTTTATATAGATTACTCCACAATGAGCCAAATCCAGAGATGACTTCTTTCACGTTCCGAGAAACGTTGATGAGTCATCTTTTATTATGGGGCAATGCTTACGCACAGATTATAAGGAACGCACGTGGTGAGGTTATTGCTCTCTATCCCCTTATGCCAAATAAAATGGCAGTCGACCGTGACAAAAGCGGACGGCTTTTTTATTTATATCAGCGAAGTGTAGAGGACGCACCCACCCTTGGCAAAGACAGCCTAGTCTATCTCGACCCATCCGATGTGCTCCATATCCCCGGCTTGGGTTTTGATGGATTGGTGGGATATTCACCGATTGCTATGGCCAAAAATGCTATTGGACTTGCGATGGCTACGGAAGAATATGGAGCGAAGTTCTTCGCTAATGGAGCCGCACCCGGTGGTGTGTTGGAACATCCAGGAACAATCAAGGACCCACAAAAGGTAAAAGACAGCTGGAATGCTGCCTATCAAGGTTCAACTAACTCCCATAGGGTGGCAGTGCTGGAAGAGGGCATGAAATATCAGCAAATAGGTATACCTCCCGAGCAAGCGCAGTTTCTTGAAACACGGAAATTTCAAATTAATGAAATTGCCCGTATTTTTAGAGAGCCACCACATATGTTGGCTGACCTTGAGAAAAGTAGCTTTTCAAATATTGAGCAGCAGTCTTTAGAGTTTGTGAAATATACACTTGACCCATGGGTAGTTCGTTGGGAACAAAATATGTGCCGTTCTCTTCTCATGGCAAGTGAAAAACCTACGGTCTTCATCAAATTTAATGTGGACGGATTGCTTAGAGGTGATTATGTAAGCCGTATGAATGGCTACGCAACCGCCAGACAAAATGGCTGGATGAGTGCTAATGACATTCGAGAGCTTGAGAACCTTGACCGAATACCTGTTGAGCTTGGTGGTGATCTCTACCTCATTAATGGAGCAATGACCAAATTACAGGACGCTGGTGCGTTTGCAAATACAACAAGATTGGAGGAAACCCAATGAAGAAATTCTGGAACTGGGTTAAGGATGAAAAATCCGACACCCGAACGCTCTACCTCGACGGCGTGATTGCCGAGGAATCATGGTTTGATGATGATGTCACTCCTAAGGCTTTCAAAGCAGATTTGTTTTCCGGTGAGGGTGACATTGTTATTTGGCTGAATTCACCGGGTGGTGATTGCATTGCAGCCAGCCAGATTTACACCATGCTCATGGACTACAAAGGCAAAGTGACCATCAAGATTGATGGCATCGCAGCATCTGCCGCCTCTGTAATCGCTATGGCAGGAACTACCGTACTGATGGCACCAACATCGCTGATGATGGTTCATAACCCCTTGACTGTAGCCATCGGTGACAGCGAAGAAATGCAAAAAGCTATAGCTATGCTTTCAGAGGTAAAGGAAAGCATCATCAATGCTTATGAAATCAAGACCGGCTTATCAAGGACCAAACTTTCTCACCTTATGGATGCAGAAACTTGGCTGAATGCTAATAAAGCAATTGAACTCGGCTTTGCAGATGACATTTTGGAGGATGAGAAAAAGCACATTCAGCAAGATGACTTCACCTATGCTTTTAGCCGTAGGGCAGTCACAAATTCGCTGCTTAATAAAGTATGTCCTAAGAAAGCACCTGCCCAAAAGGGTACACCCGCTGATTCACTGGAAAAGCGGCTCAACAACATCATTCATTAATAGGAGGAAAAGATTATGAACAAGATTTTAGAACTGCGCGAGAAACGCGCCAAAGCATGGGACGCTACCAAAGCGTTCTTAGATACCAAGCGTGGCACAGACGGTTTAATTTCTGCTGAGGATGAGGCAACTTACAACAAAATGGAAGCAGATGTAATTGCCCTTGGTAAGGAAATCGACCGTTTGGAAAAACAGGCTATATTGGACGCGGAACTTAACGCTCCTATGGCTAATCCGTTGACAGGCAAGCCTGCTACTCCAAAATTGGAAGGTAAGACTGGCAGAGCAACTGACGAATACAGAAAAGCATTCTGGAATGCTATGCGTACACGCGCCGGTGAAGGCCTCGATCCTATCGTAAGGAATGCTCTTCAGGTCGGAACTGATTCAGAAGGTGGATACTTAGTCCCTGACGAGTTTGAGAGAACCCTCGTAGAGGCTTTGGAGGAAGAGAACATCTTCCGTAGATTGGCTAATGTTATTACCACTGCTTCCGGCGATAGAAAAATACCGGTGGTAGCATCTAAGGGCACAGCCTCATGGATTGATGAGGAAGGTGTAATCCCAGAAAGTGATGACAGCTTTGGTCAAGTATCTATTGGAGCCTATAAGCTGGGTACGATGATTAAGGTTTCTGAGGAACTCCTAAACGATAGTGTATTTCAACTTGAACCTTATATTTCAAGGGAATTTGCAAGACGTATCGGTAACAAGGAAGAGGAAGCCTTCTTCATTGGTGATGGTTCTGGCAAACCGACTGGTATCCTGGCGGCCACAGGAGGAGCGCAACTCGGTGTAACTACTGCTGGTGCTACAGCTATTACTCTCGATGAAGTGCTTGACCTGTTCTATTCATTAAAGGCACCTTATCGTAATAAGTCTGTATTCATAATGAACGATTCAACAGTAAAGGCAATCCGTAAACTGAAAGACGGTCAAGGTCAGTACCTATGGCAGCCATCTATACAGGCTGGAACTCCGGATACTATTCTTAACCGTCCATTGTACACATCATCCTACGTGCCTGCTATTGAAGCCGGAGCGAAGACAATAGCATTCGGTGATTTTAGTTATTACTGGGTAGCTGACCGTCAAGGTCGTGTATTTAAGAGACTTAATGAACTCTATGCCGTTACTGGCCAGGTAGGCTTTGTTGCTACTCAGCGTGTAGACGGAAAACTGATTCTGCCTGAAGCCATCAAGGTTCTTCAGCAGAAGGCTTAAGGAAGGTGGGCGGCATGGACGAATTGCTCGTAAAAGTGAAAGCAAACCTCATACTGGAACACGGCGCAGACGACGATCTTTTGCAAAGCTATATCCGTGCCGCCGTTTCCTATGCGGAAAGTTATCAGCACCGTTTTGAGAACTTCTATAGCCAAAATCCTATGCCTCCTACTACCGAGCAAGCTATCATCATGCTCTCCTCCCATTTCTATGAGTCAAGGGACGGCAGCACCGGCGGCTTCTTCTCGGATAATGTTAAGGCAGGTCAGCAGGTATGGAATACAGTAAATATGCTCCTTCAGCTTGACCGGGATTGGAAGGTGTAAGCTATGAGTTTTGGAAAGATGAAAGCCATTATTGATATCGTAGAGAAAATAACGGTCAAGGACAGCGAGGGTTTTTCGGCAGAAATAGACAATATCCTCGCCTCTGT